GGCTTTGAATCAACGGTATAAGGATTCGGTTGGTTTCGAAGGTCAACAGATCTCTGGTCGTGCGCCTAAGAGCACTGTCAAAGGATTCCGTTCGAATGCTGAATTGGCTAACGCTATCAGTGATCCACGGTATCGTAACGACCCTGCTTATCGGTATGACATCGAACAGAAGCTTGCCGCATCAGGCGATCTAATGTAAAGGTAATCCGCGTCTTACGTTCATCCCATTTGGGACGCATGTTGATCATCCATGGAACGGGGGTTGATCTATCCAAACGGACAATGAGTCAAATCTTGATCGCCTGGATTATGCAACAAAAGCAGGCGCGGAACATCAAACAAAAAGAAGCAACCGTTTATTACAAACGTTAATGCTGGATTAGGGGGCACCTCAGAGTCGGACCCCCTTTTCTATTGTGGAACTGGACCACGTTAAAAACTAGCACGTGCTGGATTAGGGCCCACTGCGGTGGATACCCCTATGTCAAGCAAGATCTTCTCTTACAACTGAATACTTCTTTTCGCGAACAAATTCCTAGATCTAGGGAACTGATTAACATTCTTCATTCCCATAAATTCAAATGACTGCTTCAGTAACTTATCTGGGCGAAGCTAATAAGGCGGGCGGCCAATCGCCTACTTACGCCCAACGTACTAACCTCTTCCTCAAGCTGTTTACCGGCGAAGTCTACGAGGCTTTCCGTAACAGCACCATCGCCAAAGATCTGGTCATGAACCGGACTCTGCGTGGTGGCAAACAGGCCCAATTTATTCACACGGGTCGCATCCAAGCTGGCTATCGCACTCCTGGTGTGGCGATTTTGGGTTCGGGCAATCCTCCCGCAGCCGAGACCACCATTGCGCTGGATGACCTGCTGGTCGCCTCTGCTTTCGTTGATAACCTCGACGAGATCATGAGCCAGTATGACATCCGTGGCCCTATCGCTCGTCAGATCGGTCAGAGCCTGGCTGAATTCTATGATCGCCGTATCTTCCGCGTTCTGGACAAAGCCTCCTCTGCTTCGGCTGCTGTGACCGGCGAGCCTGGTGGTTTCCAAATCAACCTGGGCGCCAACAAAGAGTACGACGCACAGGCCCTCGTCGATGGCTTTTTCGAAGCCGCCGCACGTCTCGATGAAGTGGCTGCTCCTAAGGATGGCCGTGTTGCCGTTCTGAGCCCCCGTCAGTACTACGCCCTGATCTCTCAGGTTGACACCAACATCCTCTACCGTGAGTATGGCAACACCCAGGGTTCTATGAACACTGGCGATGGCCTGTTCGAGATTGCTGGTATCAAGATCAAGAAGTCCAACAACATTCCCTTCCTTGGGAAGTATGGTTCGGCTTCTGGCACTGCTATTGACGCTGCTGCCGTTACCGGTGAGAACAACACCTACGGTATTGCTACCGACTTCACTAACAGCTGCGGCCTGATTTTCCACCGTGACGCTGCTGGCGTTGTGGAAGCTATCGGACCCTCCGTTCAGACCACTGGTGCTGACACGAAGGTGATCTATCAAGGCGATGTTATCGTGGGTCGTCTCGCATACGGCTGCGGTGCTGTGCGCGTTGGCGTTGCTGGTGCTTTCCGTAACACCTGATCCATTTTTATTTGCTATGATGGGCTGCCTTCGGGTGGCCCTTTTTTCTTACCTGTCCCGAACAATGACAACCCAACTTCAAGCTATCAACCAAATGTTGACCGGCATCGGGCAGGCACCAGTGGTGTCGCTCGACATCGCTAACCCAGAGATTGCTACGGCACTTTCAATTCTTGATTCTGTTAACCGAGAGGTTCAAGGAGAAGGATGGAATTTCAACACGGAGATTAACTACCCGTTTACTCCTGACTCAAATGATGAAATTGTCATTCCTGAGAATGTTCTCCAGATCTCTGACAACAAGAATTCAAATGTCCAACAGTACCAGACCGTACTAAGAGGCGGCAAACTCTACGACAAGATCAGCCATAGCTTTACCACGTGGAACGTAAGTCCAGTTCTTTGTGATGTGGTATGGTTGTTCGCCTTTGAGGATCTTCCCCAGGTCTTCCAGGATTACATCACCCAACGTGCTGCCCGTGTCTTTGCTGGTAGCGTGGTAGGATCCAAGGAGATGTTCCAGTTCAACCAACAAGACGAAGGTATCCTAAGAGCCAACTGTATCGCTTACGATACGAACACCTCCGAGGTTAACATCTTTGGTGTTGAAACTGGTCAGAACTTCTACATCTCTTATACCCCGTTCCGTACTATCGCACGATAATGGCAGCCGTCTCTCAGAAACTTGCTAATCTGGTTGGTGGTGTATCGCAACAGCCAGACACAGTTAAATTCTCTAATCAACTACGTACTTGCGATAATTATTATCCTGACTTTACAAATGGTCTTGCCAAGCGCCCTGGCCTTCAAGCCAGGGGTAAACTAGCTAATGCTGTTGATGATGGCACTTGGTTTCACATCTTTCGAGATGATAAAGAGAAGTACATCTTTCAATTTAGCAAGGCAGGTGCCCTTAAGGTATGGGATGCCAACAGTGGTCTTCAACAGACAGTCAATGCGGTAGCTGCTGAAGCCACCACGTATGCTGTTCATGATTCATTTGACGATCTGGCTACCCTTCAGATTAATGATTATACCTTTATTCTTAATCGGACCAAGACAGTAGCTCAAGGAGCCACGTCTAGTGCTTCTTACAATCCATTTGGTTTTGTAAACATCAATACGGTTGCCTTCAATACTGATTATATCATTACAATTGATGGTATTGCCTTTTCGCATACGACTCCAAGTAACGCAAGTGGTTCTACACAAAATAGTGTACAAACCATTATTACTGCGCTTGTAGCAGCCATCAATGGTAATGCTAATTATGTAGCATCTGGCATTGGTAACACTGTCTTTATTCGCCGTGCTAATAATGCCGACTTTTCTCTAAAGGCAACTGGCGGTACCACTGGAAATGCCGTTGAAGCATTTAAAGAAATTGTTACCTCTGTTGCTCAACTACCACGTGAATTTCTTTCTGATCGAAGGATTAAAATTGAAGGCACAGCTGAAAGCAACAGCGATGATTATTGGGTAGTATTTGTCCCTTCAACAGCGGGGCAGACAAGTGGTGTTGGTCATTGGGAAGAAACCATTGCACCTAGTACCGTACTTGGCATGAATACCGAAACGCTTCCTCACGTTGTTATTCGGGAAGCCAATGGTACGTTTACCTATCGTCAGCTAGACGAAGCTTCTGCTATTGCTAGTGCTGGTACTACTGCTGTTACTGGTATTCCTACTGCTGTCAGCATTACCTCTGCTACAAGTGGTGGTCACGTTGTTGGTGAGGAATTTGCAGCTATTGGTGGTACTGGTAAGAACCTCAGACTTCGTGTTGACAAGGTTAAAACAGTTACTGTTGCCAATAGCTATGCTGCTAACTCCAGTAGTTTTGTAAGGCAAACTACTACATCTGATTGGATTGGTCCACCAAATAATAGGTATAGTCGTCAGGTTTTTACTACTACCTATGAGTGGTATTTTGCTGGCAATAAAATTGGCCAAGGATCATCTGACGTATTGTTTGTTGGAAATACTACTTACACTCGTAATGGTAGTTTTCAAAACATCAGCAATGAACTAAGAGCTGGCATTACCTCCACACAGGTAACCAATGGTGTCATTGATGCTATCAGCATTGTTCAAGCTGGTCAAGGATATACAGCCACAAATGCTTTTTCCAATACCAGTGGAGACGCTTTCCAAATTACAACAGTTAACACCCAGAACCTTGAGGGTGATGAAGTTCGTCTTGAGTATTGGAAGGCACGTTCTGTTGGTGACGCAACAACCAATCCAATGCCTTCTTTTGTAGGACATACAATTGATGGCATCTCGTTCTTTAAGAACCGGATTGTTTTTACGTCTCGTCAGAATGCTATCTGCTCACAAGCAGGAGATTACTTCAACTTCTTTGCCAGCACCGTTATCACCCTTGTTGATAGCGATCCAATTGACATCAGTGCCAGTAGCCTAAAGCCTATTCGTTTTAAGCATCTATTGCCAGTCCCAAGGGGTTTGCTTTTGTTTGGTGATAATGCTCAGTATGTTCTAGAAACTACTACTGAAGCCTTTGCTCCAAAGACTGCTGAGATTAACCTACTGTCAGCCTTCAGTCAATCCGACGCCATTTCTCCCATTGATATTGGTCCGAGTTATATCTTCCTTGAAGAAGGAGATAAAGCTTCGTCCATATATGAAATGAACATTGGAGATAATGTTGGAGGCAAACCGACAGTTCAGGAACTTACTAGGCCACTGCCTTATTATATTCCAGCTGCTATTAATAGCCTTAAGGTTTCCCAGTCAGCCAATACGTTTGCACTACTAAGTAAGCAGGACCTAAAATCAATTTATCTTTATCGTTTCTTTAATACTGGAGAAACAAGATATTCTGCTTGGTTCCGATGGGTTTTACCCGGTACGGTTGAAAGCTTTGACTTTGATCAGGACATCATGTATATTGTTACCAAACAAGGTAGCGGATACATTCTCAATACTGTGTCCTTATTGACAGAGACTCCAAGCCAATCACTTCTCTTTGAGGGTGAGTACCTTGATGTTCGGCTTGATTACTTTGATTATAATCCAACCCTTGTTTACAAATCAGCCACCGATACCACTCGTGTCTGCTTTAAAGATGGATTTGATAACTCAGAGGAACAACCAGTATTGATGTACCTTAATCCGGCTATTGCTGGATCTTTTGAAGAACAAACACTTCAATACGATGCCTCTGCTCCAACAGGAGAAAAGTACTACCTAGAGGTTGATGGTAATCAAACAACTTCTAAGTTTGCCATCGGGTACAAGTATGAAGCTACGGCTGAACTGCCTGCTTTCTATTATGTCAAAGCAGAAGGAAATAAGGATACAATTAATGTTCCACGCATTAGTCGTCTTAAAATCAACAGTTATAACTCTGGTCCGTATCGGGCCCTTGTTACTGCTGATGGACGTGATGACTTTTCTTTGAGTCTTCCACAGATTCAAGCCAATAACTATTTAGCTGATAACATTCCACTAATTCGGAATGCCCAAAGCACCGTCCCCATTCTTGCTAAGGGTGATCAGTTTAGTTTTAGTTTGATTGCTGATAGTCCATTCCCTACGGCGTTTACTTCCGTTACCTGGGAAGGCACCTACAACAACAAAGGAATTCAAGTCGTATGATTTGCAAATCGCTGATCCACACCGCCAGCCGTTTAGATGCTATGTATGTAGCCTCTAACTTACAAGAAGATGACAGACAGGAACTCATTGGTCTTGGCCATGCCAATTATGAATGGGCAACAATCCTGTCTGTCTATTACTCAGACACCGCTGTAACCTTCTGGAATCCCGATGGAAACATTTGTGGGATAGCGGGGGTATCCAGAACAGATGCCCATAGCGGAGCCATCTGGATGTTAACCACACCACATGTCCGCCCGTATCCAAAACTATTTTTTAAGGAGGCTAAGAAATGGGTCGAACAACAAACCTCCTATGAGATGTTACATAACATAGCCGACCCCCGAAACCGGATGCACATGAAACTGCTTCATATGCTTGGGTTTAAAAAGCTAGGTTATGTAACCACTCCAACCAATCTTACTTATGTTGAATTTGCTAAATTAACAAAATGTGTTTCCCTGCCGCCATTCCAATAATTGTAGGAGTTGCTCAAGCTGGCTTGGGCGCCATGCAATCAATTGCTGCTTATTCTGCTGAACGACAAGCAGCTCGTGAATCAGAACGTGCCTATCAAGAACAACGTAATTTAAATGCTCAAGCAGCTAATCGTTCCTATCAACAATCTCAAGCTCAATTAAAGGGTGAGTATGATCAAGCTGCTCAAAAGGCAGAGCAACTTCTTACTCAACGTCTTCAAGCCCAAGGTTCTACCCTTGCTGCTGGTAGGAGTGGTCAATCTATTGGCGGACTTCTTACCGATGCTCAACGTACTGAGGGACGTGATCTTGCCAATCTTGGTATGAACCTCGGCTATGCTCAACAGGATTATTCCTGGAATGTGCTAAACGTCTTTGAACAACATAAGACTGCTAACATTCAAGCTGCTGCTCAACGCAAACCCATGCCTAGCACTGGTGGACTCTTGTTGGGTCTTGGTGGGGCCGTGATGAGTGGTGTTGGTGCTGGAATGTCTCTGGCTGCTCCATCTGCCGGAGGAGGTGGCGGGGGAGGAGCCGGAGGAAGTAGTTCTAGCACAGGTTCAAATTACAGTGGAGGAACTGCTGCTCCTACCCTTCCAGGAAACCCTTACTTGTATAAACGCTAATGGCTAGTATTTATGAATCACAGGGTCAACAGGTAACCCTGACTGGCCCTAGAACTCAAGGTGGGTTTCAACCTGGACAGGCGTATGATGCTTCTAGCATTATGCTTCGTCAGTCTGAACGTGATCTTGCCGCCTTTGCTCAATTCAGCGAAAGCCTTACTGGTTTCATTCAAGATAAAGCAAAGCAAAAGAATGAAGAAGAATATCAACTTGGTCTTGCGGAAGTCCTTGACGGAACGGTAACACCCACTCCAACACAGACTGATCAATACCAGGCAAGTGCTACGCTTCTTCAAGATGCTGCTTCGGCTGATAACCAAGTATCTAATCAACTCAGCAATCAAGGACAGCTAGCAGTTGGAGAACAGTTCAAGGCTCAAAGCCCAGCTATCAGTGGATGGCGGTCTTATGGTCGTGCTGTTGGATCTGCTAAGCAGGTAGCTACCAATGCTCAGTCCTTCTTCCTTACTTGGATGGAGAACAGCAAAGACAAGGTAGTTCCCACACTTGATGGTCGCATGATCTCACCTGCGGAAGCTAAGTCCCCTGATGAGATTCAAGCTGCTCTTGCTGTTGGTCAGCAAACACTAATCAAGCAAAGCAACATCCGTAACATTAACCCAGTCATCATTGCTGAGCATCTTGCCCCTACCATTCAAGCGGTTAAGGGACAGATGTTTGCCAACAAGCTTTCCTCCGAAGTGAGAAAGGCTAAGGAGACTGCGGTATCTGACATCACTGGTGTTGTTCGTTCCGAATTCAGCAACCCTGATCTAGGCATTGATGGAATGGCTGAGTCCTTCCAACGCAATGTTAAGGCATTTGAGATTGAAGGTGGACTAAGTAGAGGAGCTGCTTCTGATACTGTTATTCAGGAAGCATTGGATTCTATTGTCACCCTTCCTGAAGAACAAGCAACCATGATGCTTGAGAAACTTTCTCAGGTACGGAAGATTGCTAATGATCCAAATAGCCTTAGTCTTGGTTCTGCCTATGCCAATATGTTTGGCAAAGCCCTTGATACTATTGAGGGTCGTGTTGAAGCAGAGGAAGCTAAGAATGAACGTAAGCTTGGCAAACAAGCTGAACAAGCCTGGGGGTTGCTAAAGAAAGCCGAACAAGACGCCACCCTGCCTGCTGGTGAGCTACAAGCCCTCCGTAAGCAGACCATCGGGGTATTGGGTCAGCTTGCTGATCAAGGCAGCACAGATGCCCTCAAGTACCGCACAGAGCTTCTTGCTGATCCTATTAACGTAGACTACACTCTTTACCGTCAGTACCGTGAGGGTATTGCCCAAGGCAAACGTCCGTCTCAGGAACAGATTCAAAGAGATGTTCAATCAGGTAAACTTACCACAGAAATGGGTAGGGAACTTGGTGTCTACGCTACTAGCTCCGATCAAGGTGACTTTAAAAAACAGTTTGGTCCTAGCATTTCCGATGCTGTTAAGGCTAAACTAAAGGAAGCTGGTGCTGTTTCTCTTGACCCCTTCAATCGTCCTGAGACTAACGTTCTTCACGTGGAGCAGGTAACCAATGATTTGGTTGCTAATGTTTACCGTTGGAGGCAGTCTCAGATTGCTAAGGGTCAGACTCCTGATGATAATGACATCAATCAATTTGTCATCAACGAACTACCCAGAACCATTGGTAAGTACTTCCAACAGAACCCCAATACAAAAGCGTGGACAACCCGTCCATTGAGCAAGAATCCAGCTCTGACTCCTAATCGCATTAAAAGTGCCCTGTCTGGAGTTGTGATAGATGCCTCTGGTTTTGATCCACGTACCATTCAATTACGTGGTTATAACGGTGGTTCTAAGCCAATTATGACCAAAGCAGAAGTAGAAGACAACATTCAACGTTTTACTTCGAATCAGCCCTTGACTCGTCGAGCACAGCAACTTGCTGACTCACAAGGCGGTCCTGTGCAACTGCTGACCAACCAAGCAAAACATTATGTTATTGACCCAAAGCCTATCCTTTCCAGCCCTGAAGCGCAACGCCTATCACAGTATAGTACTGCTGCTCCTTGGGCAACCAAGCGTTACCTTGCTGCCGGTGGAAACTACCGTCAACAAATGTTCCAGTTGCAACGAATCGTTGAAGCTCAAGCAAGAGCGGCGAACGCCGGGAAAGGACCAGCGCCTACTGTCACTGTCAAATCTGGACCTTCAGTGGGCACAAAAGACCTCATCAAACTGGGACTATCTCAAGGTTTAACCCCTGAGAAAGCAATCACAATGGCAGCTGTTGCCCTTGGAGAGTCTGGTGGGCGTCCAGGTGCTCATAATCCAAACCGTTCTACCGGAGACAATTCTTATGGTCTCTGGCAGATTAATATGATTGATGAACTTGGACCAGAGCGGGCACGTGCTCTTGGTATTAAGGATTATAATCAACTCAAAGATCCTAACGTTAATGCTAGGGCAATGAAGATGATCCTTAATTCACAGGGTCTTAATGCCTGGTCGGTTCATAGAAATCGTCTTCACCTTCAATATCTTCCCGAGGCTCGTAGGGCCTATGCGGAACTGAAGCGAGAGATGTAAACATTCGGGGGCTGGTGCGCTAGTCCCCTTTTTTTGTCAACCCTTTGCCTGCGGGCACCCCTTCCAACAATGCCTCAATATTCTGGCCCTGTTGGGCCTGGACCTCTAGATCCTTATTATACTAGCAACGAGTACGAAAAAGAACAAGCTGCCCTCAAGGCTGCTGAAGAGCAACAGGTTCAACAAACAGCTGTTAAGAAAGGAGAGGTTGGACCCAAGACGGTTAACCCTCTTCAGCCCGTTGGGCAGGCATTGTCCACTGATTATGGTCCCAATATCTATGGGGCTATTGATGCTGCTGCTGGGACCTTTGGTCTTAAAACAAACCTCAAGCAGCAATACGAACAGGGCAAAAAGCAACCAGGAATGGCTGCTAAGGCTCAGCAAAACATCAGCAAAGATAAAGGCTTTACAGCCGAAGCAGTTCGCACCGTGAGCAATCTTGGTGTTGGATCCGTAGAGGCTCTCCTAGACACTGCTGATCTTGCTGGTGATGTCCTCAAGGTTGGTGCTTCCAAGGTTACGGGTGGTAAGGTCAAGCCCACCGAAGATCCGTGGAGTGACCGTTATACTGCTGCTGCCTATTCCTTTGGCCTTCAGAAGCCTAAGACACAACTTGGGCAGACTGCCCTTAAGTTTGGTGAACTGATTGTCCTTACTAGAGCTGCTGCTAGGGTCGCCCCCAAAGCCCTACTCCAGCTAGGCACAAAGGGTGTTGGTCTTCGCGGTGCTGTTGCTTCTGGTATTGTTCCAGGTGCTGTTGCTGACTTTATCCTTACCAAAAAGGATGATGGTAACTTCTCCGAGATGGTTCAGAACTTTGTTCCTAAGGACCATCCACTTCATGATTCTCTCTTCTTTGCCCTGGCAACTGATAAGACAGATGATGTCTTTACGCAGAAAGTTAAGGGTACCCTGGAGGGTGGTGTCTTTGGTTCTATTGTTGATGGTTTTGGATGGATGGTCTTTGGTCGTAAGGCAGCTCAGGCTGCTCTGAAGGCTGGAGCAACACCCGAACAAGCCCTAGCACAGGGACTGGAAGCAGGCAACCAAGCAATGAAAGCAGCTGATAAAGCTGATACTAAAAACATTGCTAGGGAAGCTGATCTTCACGGCGAAGCAAATCAACTGGAACTTGAAGAACTGCTTGATGTTGAGCGTAATTTGATGGACCAGGAAGCGGCTCTAAAGGCTGCTGGTGTGCCTGATGATGCTCCACAGGCTGTGGCCCTTAAGGAGACGCTTGACGACGCCCGTAAGGCCCTTGCAGAGACCGATGAGCGTATTGCTAACGGATACTATCCTAATGATGCGGAGCGGTTCCTGCCACAGGATGCTGCTGCCACGATCACAGAAGGCAGTCCAGTAAGGGCAATTGCTGATCAACACGAGCTTACCCGTGGTAATGGCATTAAGATTGACGCCCCCGACAACGTTCGTGGCTCCAATCACATGATGACGGATGCTCAATTCCGTATTCAGAACATCAAGGGTAGTGCCGAGGAGTTAATTCGTAATGTGTCTTCTCGGTTCGAGCTTCAAGACGCAGCACGAGCAGCACGTGATTCTGTTGATAGTATTGTCAGATCCGCTGCTGAGGAACTTGAGAACTTCCGTTCTGCCCTCGGTGGTGATGTAAGTAATGAAAGCCTCCTCGACATGATGAAGCAGTCAGAACTCATCGACCCAGAAAATACAACAGGGCGTGTCCTTTCCAAAAAGGGTATCCTTGTTACCAAAGCTTTGGTTCGTGACACTGCGCTTCAAATTAATGAGCTTGCTACCAATGCTGTAGCCATGCGGGAAGCAGGTGAACTGACTGGTAACTCCTTTGATCGGGTTGTTGATCGTCTTGTTACCCTTCTTGACCTCCACAAATACACTGCTTACAAAACTGGTTCTACGCTTCAAATCTTTAAGAGTGCTATTGGTCTTGGTGCTGATACACTTGATGAAGCAGCCAGTGCGGCTAAGGCTGAACTAAGCAGTGGTGAGATCCGTCAGTGGGCAACCAAGGTCAAGAACCTTCAACGGTCTAGTGATCCAAAAGCTGCTGATGAAATGGATGCTCTTATCCGCTCCATGGTGCTTGCTGGTGGTGATCCATCCAAGACTGTTCGGTTCTGGGATGCTGCCCGTGGGGTTGGTTTCAAACAAGCCATGACTGGTATGTATCAGTCGATGCTGTCTGGTCCTATTACTCACCTGCGTAACACGTTTGGTAACACCTATTCCCTGCTGGAACGTCCCTTCTCAACGTATTTACAAGGAGTCGTAGGGGGCGATAAGGCATTGCGAGCCTCTGCTGTGGCTGGTATCCACGGTATGGCTACTGGCATCCAAGATGCTTGGCAGGTGGCTCTGACAACCCTTAAGACTGGTGACTCAGTAAACTTTAATCAGAAGTTTGTTGTTGAAGATTTTGAAACTCGGGCAATTCTTGAGCAATTAAACCTTGCTGCTAGAACAGAATCTGAAAAGATTGCTGCTGGATTTCTCGAAACTTCTTATAACTTCCAGAACAACCCCTGGCTTAGTTGGCCCAGTCGTTCCCTGATGGCTGCTGATGACTTCTTTAAGTCTATGTCAGCTCGTTATCGGATGAACAGCAAGGCAATGTATGAAGCAATATCGCATTCGGCTGATGATGCTGATGTGGATATGCTTTTCAATAAATACATTGAGAACTTCTCAAAGGGTATTGATCCACAAAGCGGTCGTATTGTTGACAAGGATCTACTGGATTATGCGGAACGGATTACCTTTCAGCAAGATCCAGGTTCTTTTATGAACTCCTTTGCTAACATGTTAGATCAGTCTTGGGGTGGTGTTGGCAAACTATTTATTCCTTTTGTCCGTACCCCAGCTAACCTGCTTGGTTATGGCCTGGAACATGTTCCTGGTATTCATAAGGTTATTCGTGGTCTTGGTGACACCCTTGAAGCAGCTGAAAAGAATGGAGATTATCTCCTAGCAGCTGAGATCCGTGGTCGTCAAGCAACAGGTGCTATGTTGACGGGAAGTATGCTTATGCTGGCTTTGCAATTAGATGTTACTGGAAATCTTCCATTTAGCAAAGAGGAACGGGCAGCATGGAAAGAAGAAGGTCGCCCCCCTTATTCCATTAAAGTGGGTAACAAGTGGGTGTCATATGCCTCTCTTGAACCAGTTAACTCGATGCTTAGCATTGTTGCTGATACCGTGCGTCTTGCCAAGATTGGCGGTGCTGACGCTGCTAGTAGAGTAATGAGTCAACTTGCATACTCCTTTATGGCTGCTTATACCGACAAGAGTTTCTTATCTGGTGTTTCTGCTCTTGGACAGATGCTTGATCCACGGAGTATGCAAGATCCTGGAATGATGAACTTTGTCCTTAACGCTGCCAACAACTTCCTGCCTTACGCTGGTGCTCGCCGGTCATTGGCTAATGCCCTTGATCCATTTATGAAGGAAACCCGTGGAGAATTGGATCGTATGTTGATTGCTGCTGCTCCTGGCTATGGTAGAGACGTACCATCCGTAACAAGTTGGATTACTGGTAAGAAACTTAATTCAATTGCCGGAGGTCTTTATAATGCCGTATCTCCGATTCGCATTCAAGATGTCAACGACAACTACGTTGCTAAGACTCTTACTGAGATTGGATTCCCTTCCAATAGCATCATTAAGACTGGTCTAAATAATATCCGTCTTCAACCAGAACAACGTGAGCGACTTTCGCAGATCCTTTACAAGAGTGGTCTTCCCAAAAAGCTTGACACCCTCTTCCGTGATAAAGCTTGGCAAACAATGGCCAAACAATGGAAGGGTCGGACGATTACCACTGAAATGTTGATGGGTGAAGAGGAGAATGCTCCACCACACATCAAGGAAGTACGACGTATTGTTAGTGCCTATAAAAAACAAGCGCTAACCACTTTATTCAACGAAGATCCAGATTACCGTGCTCAGGTTTACCAGAGCCGTGATGAACAGATCCGCGCCTTTAAGGGTGACTTCAGTACTAAAAAGACTGACGAGTTTCTTCAATTTGCTAATGCACCAAAAACCAACTAACTTTGGTAATACCAAGTAATGGCAACTACCTCCAATACATACACGGGGAACGGCTCTAACAAGCTGTTCTCTATTACTTTTCCATATCTTGAAACCACTGATGTAGATGTCTATCTCAATGGCACTCTTCAGACAATTACAACTCAATACACATTTGCCAACGCTACTACCATTGAATTTGTTGCGGCTCCTGCTAACGGGGCCGTAGTTCTTCTTGATCGTAGCACGGATGACGCAACGCTTCAAGCGACGTTCTTTCCTGGTTCATCCATTAAGGCAGCTGATCTTAACTTAGATTTTGATCAGGTTCTTTATATTGCTCAGGAAACTACTAACGAAGCAACTACTGCTACATCTACGGCTGCTTCAGCAACTACTACGGCTAATACTGCCCTCAGTCAATCGTCGGCTGCCGTTAGCACGGCAAATACTGCCTCCAGTAATGCGTCTGCTGCGGTCTCAACAGCCAACACAGCGTCCACTAATGCTTCTAATGCTGTAACAACGGCAAACACAGCTTCTAGTAATGCTTCAACTGCTGTTACTACAGCTAACTCTGCGGTTAGTACAGCCAACACTGCGTCTAGTAATGCCAGCACTGCGCTTAGTACGGCTAACACAGCCCTTACAAACGCTAACAGTGCGGTAACAACTGCCAACACTGCTTCATCTAACGCAACTGCTGCTGTAAGTACCGCTAATACGGCATCTACAAACGCAAGTACCGCTGTTACAACGGCTAATAATGCTGTTACAACGGCTAACTCGGCTGTTACAACGGCTAATACCGCTAACACTAACTCCAATACAGCTGTTACAACGGCTAATGCTGCGGCAGCTGCTGTGGCTAATGCGGTTCTTTATACTACTGTTGCTAACGTAGCAGCAATTCCTGGATCTCCAGCTAACAATGCTGCTGTTGAAGTTACTAACTCAACGGGTATTGAAAGCTTTACTCCACTGTCTGGTTTACCTGCCGGTTTTATTGGTAGTTCTGGACTTTCGGTTCGGATTATCTATCAAACCAGTGGTGCTACCTGGACTTGGATTCAATACTTTCCTAATGATCCAGAGACACGGTACCTCAAACTTGCTGGTGGTACCCTTACCGGGGCGCTGGCCCACCCCCTTGGTGCAGCTGCTACCCCGAGCATCACGTTCACCGGCGACACCAACACCGGCATCTACAGCCCAGGTGCAGACCAAGTAGCCATCTCAACTAATGGAGTTGCGAGATTAACAACAAGTACAACAGCAGTTTCATCTTCGTTAGCAATTGATCATCCCTTAGGCGCCGTCGGTACGCCAAGCATTACTTTCACTGGTGACTTAAATACTGGTTTTTATAGCCCAGCAGCAGATACGTTGGCAGCAGTAACAGCAGGCGCAAACAGACTCCATATCACCTCCGGCGGACTGGTAGGTCTGGGGACTAGTAGCCCTAGCAGTTTGCTTGAAGTTTTTTCGAGTGCAAGTGATGCAATCTTAACTCTTACCGGCAACGTTGCTTCTGGCTCAAATGTTGCTGCCGTTGATTTTAAGCGAGTTACCGGAACTGTTAATGCTTCCATTCGTTCTGAATCTTTTGCCGCCAATGATGCAGGCGCTCTTTATTTAAGCACAAGGCCATCTGGCGGAAGCTTGACTCAAAGGCTTTATATAACTCCTGGAGGCAACGTAGGGATTGGCACTACGAGCCCCGTGGCCGCTCTTGATGTATCCTACGGGGATTATCAAAATGCAGGTGCAATCCGCATTGGTGCAGACATTGGCGTAAACAGAGACCGCACTAACTCAACAAGAAAGTGGGGGGCGGTAACTTCCGCTCATTATACAAATGCAGAAAAGAATATAGCCATCATTTCAGTTGACTCTAGTTCGACTTACACAATACTGCACGTTGGTGGTGGATCAAGCTCGTTTAACTCTCCAACTGAGATCCCATTTTATACTCAAGCCGCAATCAATACAGGTGTTGGCACCGAACGCGCCCGCATCGACAGCTCGGGCAGGCTCTTAGTTGGCACGTCTACGAGTGCTGCTTACGGGGCCGAAGGACTAGTACAAATTGTTGGTACAACAAATGCACACGCATCGATTGCAAGAGCAACAAACAATTCTTTCCCACCAACATTTAATCTTGTAAAAAGCCGTGGCTCAATAGCAAGCCCAGTAATTGTCAATTCCGGTGATTCTCTTGGTTCTTATCAATTTGCAGGATATGATGGAACTGATTATGCAACATTAGCTGCGGAAATTGCTTGTCAAGTAGACGGCACTCCCGGCGCTGATGACATGCCAGGCCGCCTAGTGTTCTCCACTACGGCAGACGGCACGGCTAGTCCTACGGAGCGGATGAGGATTCAGGCAAACGGTTTTATAAAAGTAAGCAATACTGGTTCCTATGCAGTTACTAACATTGCCAATGGCAACGAAGCGATTCATCAAATTGTAAGTAATGTCAATAATCTGGCTCTGTTCGTTTCTGCTAGAGATGCAGGAGGAACAGCTATTTCTGCATCGGTAACAAGCACGAGTGCCGCTGGAGACTTGTATCGGGGTTATGTTGAGGCTTCGGGAGGCATTGTTTACAAAGTCCTTTCAAATGGCAACGTCCAAAACACCAACAACTCCTACGGCGCCATCTCCGATCTCAAGCTGAAAGAAAACATTGTTGACGCCAACTCCCAATGGGATGACTTGAAGGCCCTTCAGGTCCGCAACTACAACTTTAAGGAAGGCCAGACCCACACTCAGATTGGACTAGTTGCTCAAGAGGCTGAACTTGTCTCCCCCGGCCTCGTCTTTGAATCACCCGACCGCGACGAAGAAGGCAACGACCTTGGCACCGTCACCAAGAGCGTCAACTATTCGGTGCTCTACATGAAGGCAGTCAAGGCGCTTCAGGAGGCGATGGAGCGCATCGAAGCCTTGGAGGCTGATGTAGCTGCCCTCAAGGGCGCGTAGTCACCTTCACTACCTGGCGGGCAACCGGCCCTATTAACTGGTTGCATTTTTATTCATACTTAAACCAATGTCTGAAACTACTTACACCTGGGCCATTGCTAACCTCGAACGCAATACTTCGGATGGAAAAGTGATCGTAGCTCATTATACGGTATCGGCTAAAAATGATACCTACTCTGCCGGAGCCTACGGCAGTCTCGGCTTTGATGGCGAGATTGAGACCCCTTTCTCTGAACTCACCGAACAGCAAATTGTTGGTTGGGTCACCGATTCTCTTGGTGAAGAGAAAGTAACCGAAATTGAAGCTGCTCTTCAAAATCAACTGGATGAGCAGGCTGCTCCGACGAAGGCTGCTGGCCTTCCTTGGGTAAATGGGCAAGCCTAAATCAATGACCAAGGTGACCCATGTTCCCGGTCCCCCAAAGAAAACCCGTCAAGGACAAGGAACACGATCATTGCCCAATCACGGGCGTAAACAATCTCGCGGTCAAGGCCGCTAATCATCATGCTTACTTTTCTCGGACTTAAAGTTTCTTACGAAACACTCGCCTTTCTTGCCCTGTTTCTTGGTTCCGAAGTTGTCGGTGCCAGCAAACTCAAGGAAAATAGCATCGTTCAGCTTCTTCTGAATGCTGTTAACTCTCTTAAGCCCTTCCGTACTGAAGACGACAAGATTGCTAAGGTTAAGGATTCCATCCTCAAGTGATGATGGGTAACAATGGTACGCCTTAACGTTGGTCAGTACTTCCCTCAGCTTGATTCAACCACCCGTCATGGTAGTCGTATGTGCTTCTCAAGTACGGCTGCTATGGCTATCAAGTACCTCAATCCAGAAGCCCTTTCTGGGGCTAATGCCGACGATAATTATCTAAAGACGGTACTCAAGTACGGTGATACAACCGAAGCAACCGCACACATCCGGGCAGCAGCTGATTATGGGGTCAAAGCAACCTTTCACACAAATGGAACCCGTACCACTCTTGAAAAGGAGTTAGATGCTGGCTATCCTGTGGCTTGTGGCATCCTCCATCATGGCCCTGCTCATGCCCCAAGGGGTGGTGGGCATTGGATGTTGGTTGTGGGCCTTACGGATACCCATGTGGTATGTCATGACCCGTATGGAGAGATGGATAATGCCAACGGAGGCTACCCAAAACCCGGCTGGGGTGGTAAAAATGTCTCTTATACCTGGAAAAACTGGTCCAAACGGTGGATGGTTGATGGAAATGGGTCTGGGTGGTACATGACATTCCGTAAACTATCCTCTAAATAAACACTTTTATTAAATATCATGGCTTCTATTACAACTGATGCCGCAACAACTGCGGGTACATTCCTTACGGAACCCAGTACTACGGCATTTTCTCTTGGGGCATCGCGTTCCATTACTCTTGGGGCGACAAGTGTAAACCAAGCACTGACGACAACGTGTCGTTTTGTGTCAATTAAGTGTGCTGGTGGCAACCACTGTCATTATATAATTGGTGTTGGTGCTCAAACTGCTACTGCTTCGTCCCATTACCTGCGTACTGGCGAACGGATTGTACTAGCAGTTCCTCCTAACGCTAACATTGCTGCTATTCAAGGTACTGGTGCTGCTACAACTTTGTATATCACTGAACTTGCTGATTAAGCATGACACAACGAGCAAATGAAGATCAGTTTAACGAGCTTCACGGACTCGTCACCAACGAATTGATTGGTCGCATTAAGTCCGGCACCGCTACAACGCAAGACATCAAAGCCGCCGCTGATTGGCTTGCTAAAAATAATATCACGGGCGTTCCTGTCCTCGGTTCTCCACTTGCCAACCTATTTAGTAGTCTTGAATTGGAGATGGAGGATGTCGAACGGGCCATCAGGTAATAATAATAATGATGAGGATATGTCAACAATGCTTAGGAACTTAGCAGCAACTGCTTTCCTAGCACTCTTTAGTTGGCACTTGATCACTCTTCACAACATTGCTAAATCAGTTGAGGTACTTGTCGAAAGAGTAAGTATTTCTAACGAAAGGATTGAGCGCCTTGAAAACGAAGTATTCTTTAAGGAACAAAACAATGGCGCCAAAGAAAACACCAACCCCTAAGCGTAGTGCTGCGTATTACCGGAAAAACTCCGAAGCATACGCAAAGAAACTTGCCTACGATACTAAGGAGAATAAGTCTCCAACGGATAAGAAGTATCGGGCTGATCTTGCCGACGCACGACGGAAACGTGGTGTGATGGGTAAGGGTGGGTCTGATCTTTCCCACACAAAGAGTGGCCGACTAGTTAAAGAATCGCCATCAAAGAATCGAGCCCGTAATGGTTCCAACGGTAAATCCACAAAAAAATGAACAAAGGAAACGCCAAACCTCCGGGTCTTTACGCCAACATGAATGCTCGCAAGGCAGCGGGTAAGAGTCGGCCCAAGAGTAAGTCTACGATTACCCCGAAGGCTTACGCTAACATGAAAGCTGGATTCCCTAAAAAGAAGAAGTAAACCACTCGGATTCATTAGCCCAATGATTCTGGAAGCCCCTTCCGACTACCTCTTTAACTTAAAGGCCATGACATCCTCAGAAGCTAAGAGACTTTGGCGATCAGCAATTAAGGAACATTGGAATAACCAGTGTGCTTATTGCGGCTCCGATCATAATCTAACTTTGGATCATGTCATTCCAAAAGCCCGTGGTGGGCACGATACCACGTCTAACGTAGTGCCCGCCTGTATCAAGTGTAACCAATCAAAAGGTTCGAACCATTGGTTATCTTGGTGGATTGGTCAAGACTCTTTTGACCAGTCTAATTTTTCGAAAGTCCTTTCCTGGACAACTAGCTAGTTCACTTATCTTTTCTTAAAGAAATGTCTACAACTTCTAACGGAACTACTTACGGTTCTATTTCTAACGACCCCGGCCGTCGTTGCGAAAACCAACAGACCAACAAGGTTCACACCACGACTAATGTGTCGGGTGGAACTACTACCACGACAACTGTTGCGGCGTCTTACGGTTCTGCTGCCACCGTATTGGCCGCTAACCAAACTGTTGATGTTGCCGAAGCTGCCATCTTCACCGTGCGTCGTGCTCGCACTACCCCCTCTACCCTGCCTACCGCAAAGGTAACGGGAACTGCTACCCGTAAGGAAACTGGTGCTGTTGCTTCCTTTGGTACCCGTGTCAACGGCTCTGGTTATACCAACGGCACCTATACCGGTGTGGCCTTGTCTGGTGGCACTGGCTATGGCGCTACCGCTACTCTGACCGTTTCTGGTGGTGCTGTGACGGCTGCTACCCTCGTTCGTGGTGGGCAATGGTACACCACTAGCGACACCCTGTCCTGTGATTTGATCGGTCCTGGCACTCTGTTTGCCCTGCCCGTGGCTACCGTTGGAATGGGTTGATCATCATGGCTCCTAAAAAAGCTCCTGTTACTGGCTCACGCACTCGTCAAGAGCGCATTAAAGGTACTGGTAAGGCTCCTGCCAGCACTCCTAAGCCCCGTCAAACAGCCGTAGGTAACCGTGGAGCCCAGGCTGGCCCCATGAAGCCTGGTACCCGTACTTCCGGCACTCCTATGGTTAATAGCAGCAGCCCTGCTATGCGCCAGATCCAAGCCAAAGCCGCTGCTGCTCGCAGTCGTGCCCAAGGTCAACCTGGAATCAAGGGACCAATCAAGCTTCCTAATTCCCAACGCGCAGGCGTGAACCTGCCAAAGGTCGGAGCTGGTGTTGTTAAGCCTGCTGCTGGCGAGCGGAACCCCGTTCAATCTGCCATGCTCAAGGCCCAAGGGGCTGCCGCTAAGGCTGCTGCTCAAGTCAAGCGTAGCGCCAAGACTGCCATGCAACGGCAGATGAATACCCTTGCTACTCGTGGCAGTGTTCGCCCTGGTCGCGCTGTTGGTGGTGCTGGCCGTGGTGCTGTTGGTGGTGCTATTGAGCAGGCCGCTAGCGCCGCTCTGGGCCCTCTTGCTCGTAGGGCAGGTACCGCACTTGGTAAGAGCATTAAAGGTGCAATGACACCTAAGCCTACCAAGAAAGCAGCTGACTCCTTTTCGGGACAGTATCAAAAAGGTAGTGCTTCCAAAAAGGCTGCCCCAAAGATGTCTAAAGCTAAGAGCTTTGACAATGCCTTTGCTTCTGCTCGTAACTCCGGCATGAAGACCTTTGTCTGGGAAGGCAAAACCTATACCACAAAGATGAAGTAACGACCATGCCTAACATGCGTAAGGACAACCGCCAGACAAGTTCGGCTACCCGTCAAGCGCGTATTAAGGGCAATGCGGGGGGTTCTCAACCGAGGCCCCGCCCTACCCAAGTTTCAACCATGAAACAACAGGGGCCCCTTTCAGCGGGGACGCGCACATCCAGTAACCGTCAAAACTCTCCTCGTCTTCCAAAGCTTCCCAAGAACCCCGTCAAGGGTGGTACCATGAATACCATTCGGGCAACGGGTGGAGGCAGCAGCTATAACGCCATCAATCGTCTCTCTGCTCAAGCCGCTAAGGCTGCCCCTGCCGTTGCTAAAGGTGCGGTCAAAGCTGTTGGCAAAAGTGTACTGAAGACTGTCGGTACTCGTGCTGCCATTGGTGCTGCTGCGCTTCAAGGCGGTAAATTAAATCCTGGAACGCTTGCTTATAACCAAAAGCTTGCGGCATCCATGATGAAGAAAAAGAAATCCGGTAAGTAATCATGGCCCCCAAAAAGAACCCCAACTTATCTTTAGGTAGGGGTGAAAAATCAAAGAAGGGGGGCCTTACCGCTAAAGGCAGGGCTAAGTACAACGCTGCTACTGGCAGTAACTTAAAGGCCCCTCAACCCGAAGGTGGTCCCCGTAAGAAGTCCTTCTGTGCTCGTATGAGTGGCGTAAAAGGACCAATGAAAACCCCAAGCGGTAAACCCACTCGCAAAGCCCTTGCCCTTAATCGTTGGAAGTGTAGTTAATTATGCCAGGACCAATGTCTGCTGATGACCGTCAGCAACTGCGTGATTACGCTAAGACTCTACAACTTGACGGCAGTAAAGCTGCTAAAAGAGAACTAGAGCGTCTCAATAAACAGTATGCCAATTACGGTATGAGCTTCGGCTCAATCAAAGGAGTTTAATCATTATGCCCCTTTCTAAAGGCTCATCTAAGAAGGCCGTATCCAAGAACATCAGCAAGATGGTCAAGGAAGGTCGCCCCCAAAAACAAGCCATTGCTATTGCCATGAGCAAAGCAGGTATGAAAAAGAAGGGTAAGTAATATGGCCCCCAAAAAGCAAAAACCTTACAAAACAGTTAATGAGGCTGCGTGGGCGGCAACAGATAAACTGAAGGTTAAAGGACCTCAAGACGAAGTGCGTAGGCAACAACCTAACAATTTTGGTTATGGCACAAAGCTTAATAAAGCAAAAGGCAACCCTTCAACACATAATGATGGTTTAGGAAAACCAGTTGAATCATATAAGTCAACCGCTACTAAAAGCAAGAATCGGTTTAAGCAGGGCGGCTATCTAGCTTAACCCCTCACCATTGGCACCTAGGAGGCTCTACAACGGGCCTCCACCCCCTTTTGTGTATGTTTCCCTTATGACCCCCAACACAAGCACCGTAGAGGCCCGTTTAAAGCGGTGCCCCAAATGTGAATTAACTTTATCACTTGACAAATTTCCTAAAAATTTACAAACAAAAGACGGATTTCATTGTTACTGTAAACCCTGTAAAAAAAATTATAGTTTAAGTTGGTACCACGCTAATCCTGATAAAGCTAAAAATTCAAGATTAAAAGGTGCGTTTGGCATTACGCTTGAGGATTATGATAACCTCTTAAAAACCCAGAACGGTTGTTGCGCAATTTGCCAAACAGACACTCCAACAGGTATTGGTGGATTTCATGTTGATCACTGCCACAAAACTAATAAGATCAGAGGTTTGCTCTGCTCTAAATGTAATCACGCTTTAGGTTTATTTAATGACAACCAAAACAACCTCCTCAAAGCAATCGAATACCTTGACAGAGCAGAAAATAAAGGAAGACTTTAGTATATTTTTAAGGTTGGTTTGGAAATCATTAGATCTTCCGACTCCTACCCGTGCTCAGTTAGCAATGGCTCGTTATCTTCAGCATGGGGGTAAGCGCATACAGCTACAATGCTTCCGAGGATTGGGAAAAAGCTGGGTTACAGCTGCGTTTGTGCTATGGAATTTGTTTGTTGACAAAGACAAAAAGATTATGGTTGTGTCGGCAAGTAAACAGCGGGCCGATGACTTTTCGATTTTCTGTCAAAAGGTAATTATTGAAGTGGCATGGCTTAATCACCTTGCTCCAAAGGATGATGACCAACGGTGGAGTCGTGTATCTTTTGATGTTACAGGTGCCCGTCCAGCTCAAAGTCCTTCGGTAAAAAGTGTTGGTGTTACTGGACAGCTCACTGGTTCCCGTGCCGATATTCTGATTGCCGACGATATTGAAACTCCCTCAAATTCAGCAACAGATATGATGAGAGAGAAGCTTCTTCAACTTGTCACTGAATTTGAATCGGTGTTGACACCCAAACCAGACAGCCGTATCGTTTTTCTTGGCACACCACAATCTTGTTTTACGGTTTATGGTTCGCTAAGGGAACGTGGTTACATTCCAATGGTATGGCCAGCTCGTTATCCAAAAGAATTAACTGGATATGAAAATGTTCTTGCAAAAGAACTTCAAGCTGATATTGATAAATATGGTCTTGAAAACTTAGCTTGGAAACCAACTGACACACGGTTTTCCGAAATTAACCTTCTTGAAAGAGAGCAAAGCATGAGTCGGAGCAACTTCATGCTCCAGTTTATGCTTTCTACGTCCCTTTCCGACGCACTCAAGTTCCCCCTCAAGCTCAGCGACTTCTCAGTGATGCCTCTGGACCCCAGCAAGGGGCCTTCGGACGTTGTTTGGGGCTCTGATAAGGAAACCCTCCTTGACCTGCCCGCCGTGGCCCTTCCAGGCGATAGGTGGCATCGACCCAAAAGC